AAACTTTAGCTAATCCTTTGGCAAATATGAAATAAAGTGCACCCCCCACCAGGATCTATTTTTACATATCAAATTATAAAATTTTTATATAAAATAATAAAATGGCTCAAAAAAATAATTCGGAATATTTTACTCCACAAAAAAAGAGAACAAGTATAGGTAATTCTCAAAGATCTAAGCCTTTAAATAAAAATAAAAGAAGGTCATGGAAGAAATACAACCAGCAGGGAAAATAAAAGAAGATGTTAGATTATGGTCTAAACATTATCTTGAAGTTTCTAACAAACATCTAGGTGGTTTTCCAGCATGTCCTTTTGCTAAAAAAGCATGGTTAGATAATAAAGTTCAAGTAGAAATAAAAATTAAAAACTACCACTACAAGAAAGAACTAAATGAACTAATATATAAATTAGATTTTAACGAAAAAGAAATATTAATATTTTGTGATCCTTATTACAGTTATACACCAAATAAACTTCACGAAATTACAGAATATTACAACGATAAATATAATAAATTAAATATGTATTTTATGTCGTTTCATCCACATAATCCTGCTACTAGCCAAGATCAAGCTTTTTTAGTTGAACCTGAAGGTAAAATACCAGAAGTAGAAAGTGATTTAAAATATTCTATGATGTTAGTACAAAAGTTCTCGCAATTAGAGAAAGCTTCTGATAAATTAAAACGATTAGGGTATTATAAAAAATGGCCTGACGAGTACTATAAAGACGTCGTAGAAACTCGAAGAAATAAATATAATTTGATCAAAGGAGATCTATCATGATGGGAAAAAAGAAAATGGCTATGAAAAGAGGCGGCAAGCCTGTTAAACTAGCTATGGGCGGAATGACTGCTAAGAAAAAACAAGCTATTAAAAAACGTGGTGGTGGAGTAGCTAAGCGCGGCAAAGGTATGGCTAAATAATTAAATGTCGGGATTGAATACTAAAACACCTACCTATTCTACAACAGCTGGATTTATTTTAGATTTAGATATGTTAGTAGAAGAAGCTTTTGAAAGATGTGGTTTACAAGATAGAACTGGTTATCAATTAAAAAGTGCAAGGCGTTCAGTTAATCTTATGATTGCTGAATGGGCAAACAGAGGATTAAACCTTTGGACCATTCAATCCCGTACAGCTACTATTGTAAAAGGAACACAATCGATTTCAGGATCAGATCTTTACAGTGTAGACGCTGCAGGAAATGCTACAACAGATAATAACGCAAGTTCTCAAATTGTAGATGTTCAAAGCGCAACAATGTCAAACAACAATGGTGATTTTGCTATGACTAGAATAGGAAGAGAAACTTATTCGGATTACACTGTTAAAACAACTGAAGGCAGACCTAGTCAATTTTATTTTGAGAGAACTATTCTTCCAACACTTTATTTATTTCCAGCGGCTGATGCCACTTACACATTAAAATATTATGCTTCTATTAGAATGACAGACTTAGATGACTACACAAACAATGCACAAATACCTTTTAGATTTTTACCATGTCTTGTTTCAGGTTTAGCTTATTATGTTTCTATGAAATATGCACCTGACAGAATTCAAATTTTAAAAGCAGTTTATGAAGAAGAATTTACAAGAGCTGCTAACGAGGATGTAGAGAAGGCAAGTTACAGTATGGTTCCTCGCCATAATTATATAAGGTAGTCATGGGTAAGTATGCATCTGGAAAATTTGCTTTAAGAGTATCAGATCGTTCAGGTCAATCATTTCCTTATAATGAAATGGTTCAAGAATGGAATGGTTCTTGGGTACACGTTTCAGAATTTGAACCTAAACAACCTCAGTTAGATCCTAAAAACCATCCTACAGATTTTCAAGCACTACAACATGCAAGACCACAGGTTGTAGATAATGTAGTTTTTGCAGGTGGTGGGGCAGTTAATTCTAATGCAGGTAATCCTGTTAAAGGAGAGTATAGTGGATTTGGAGATGGTTTAGCTACGAATAGTTATGAAACTCTTATACAAGAAGTTACCTTATCTAACGGAACAGTGATAAAACAAAGAAGTATGATGCCTTTGAGTGTACAAAAGCCTAACAAAGAAATTCTATTGTTTTCTTATACAGGAACAGTTACAGTGGTAATATCATGACCACATATGCTGCATTATTAACTGAAATAAGAAATTACACAGAAACAGATGATTCTGTTTTAACTGACGCAATTTTAAATGATATTATTCTTCAAGCAGAAATTAGAATATTTAGAGAAGTAGACTTAGATTGTTTTAGATCTTATCAAGTTACCTCTCTTACTCAAGGAAATGAATTTGTATCGCTACCAGGTCAAACACCTGGAACAATGGCTTTTGTAAGAACAGCAAGTATTTATCCTCCTACAGGAGCTCAGGCAAATGTAAGAAGTTATTTATTACAAAAAGATATTAGTTATATGTCAGAATATTGGCCTAATCGACAAACACAAAGCACACCAAAATACTATGCTATGTGGGATCAAGACACAATATATCTTGCGCCTACGCCAGATTCTGCTTATAATATAGAACTTGCTTTGAATCGTAATGAAACAGGGTTATCTACTTCTAACACAACTACATGGGTTAGTGTAAATGCACCTCAAGTTTTATTATATGGATGCTTAATACAAGCTTTTAAGTTTTTAAAAGGTCCATATGATTTACTTGCTCAATACGAAAAAAGCTATCAAGAAGCAGTACAGCGACTTGCACTAGAACAACAGGGTAGAAGAAGAAGAGATGAATACCAAGATGGTGTCATAAGACTTCCGCTACCTTCACAACAACCATAAAGGAGATAAAAAATGTCAATAGCACAAGCAGTTTGCAACAGCTTTAAAGCAGAATTGTTGCAAGGATATCATGACTTTTCTGCTAGTGGTGGTGATACATTTAAAATTGCGTTGTTTACATCAAGCGCGAGTTTAGGTGCAACAACCACTGGTTACAGTACAAGTAATGAAATATCAAATACGTCAGGTTCAGCATATTCAGCTGGAGGATTAGCATTATCAGGACAAACAGTTACTGGTTCTGGTTCAACAAGTACTTCATATGTAGATTTTAACAATGCTCAATGGACTTCAGCTAGTTTTACAGCAAACGGAGCAATGATCTATAATACAACAGCAGATGGTGGAAGTAATACTACTAATGCAATTTGTATTTTAGCGTTCGGTGCAGATTTTACAGCTACCAACGGAACATTTACAGTTCAGTTTCCGTCACCTGGAACAAGTACAGCCATTCTAAGATTATCATAGGATAATTTATGGCATTAATTGTTAATGACAGAGTAAAGGAAACCACTACTACAACTGGAACAGGTGCAGTTACTTTAGCTGGAGCTGTTACAGGGTTTGAAACTTTTGGAAACGGAATAGGTAATTCTAATACAACATATTATTGTATTTCATTACAAGACGGATCTGAGTTTGAAGTTGGTTTAGGAACATTAAGTTCTAACTCTAGTACGTTAACAAGAACATACGTCATTTCTAGTTCTAATAGTGATGCGGCTGTTAATTTTTCTGCAGGAAGTAAAGATATATTTTGTACTTTACCTGCTTCAAAAATTGGATTACCTAATCCCGAAGAATACTCTTCTTCCTCCGCTCCTAGTATTATTACAGTTAAGGTAGCAGCTAAATCAGGAAACCATCCTTATCAAGGTCAAGGATCTTCTAACGCTTATTATTTAAACGGATTAGAATCCCCAGCATTAAGATTTTCTGGTGTAGATTCTTCTTATAAATATTATTATAGATTTGATCAATCTCATTCTTCTAATAATGGTCACCCGTTAAGATTTTATCTAGAAGCTAATAAATCAACTTCTTATTCTACAAACATTACAACTAATGGAACTCCTGGAAACTCAGGAGCATATACACAAATAGCAGTAGACGAAACAACACCTAATATACTTTACTATCAGTGCACAGCTCATGCTTACATGGGTAATCATACAACAAGTATAGGTAATAAAGTAAATTCTAATTTAACTACTATCGGTGAACTTATAGTAGGAACTAAATTAAAAATGCCTACTAATACAGCTACTAAAATATTAGTTGCAGACGGTACAAGTTTTGAAGAAGTAAATGTTTCTGGAGACGCTACAATAGCGTCAGGTGGAGCGTTAACATTAGCCAACACAGGCGTGTCAGCTGCTAGTTACACTTCAGCGAATATTACAGTAGATGCAAAAGGAAGATTAACAGGAGCCTCTAACGGAACAGCAGGTGCGTCTGCTGGCTTTGTAATTGCAATGTCGGTGGCGTTATAGTATGAATATAGATAGGAGAATATAAGTGGCACAAGATTTTGAAAGAGCAGTAGCATACGATTCATCAGGAGATGTTAATATTGGAACAACTATTAGAACAGTTTTAACAGCAAATTCAGACGATGCTATTATTGGTATTAGATTATCAAACATAACAACTGCTACAATTCAAGCAGATGTTTTTATAACAAGTACTGCTAGTGGTGGTTCAGCATCTTCCTACATAGTTAAAGGGGCTCCCGTTCCAAGTGGAGGTTCTTTAGAACTTATTGATGGGGGTGCAAAAATTGTACTTTTGTCTGGAGACGCCCTTAAAGTTAAATCAGACACAGACGCAAGTCTTAACGTATGGGTATCTTATATAGATAGCATAAGCACTTAGGAGGTAACATGGGATATTTAGGTAATCCAGTAACACAAGATTTCACCTCTACCACTCCAGTTCAATCAATTTCAGGTAGCGGAGCAACTTCATATTCTTTATCAACAAGTGTAGCAGTACCAGAAAATATTGCCGTTCTGCGAAATGGAGTTCGTCAAAAACCAACTAACGATTATACTGTATCGGGGGCACAAATTACATTTACAACAGCTTTAGCAAACACAGATACGTGTTTTGTTATTTTTTTAAAAAGTGTCATGTTTGATTCTAATACTCCTGGTTCAAATTCTATTCAACCAAGTATGATGACTTCTTTTAATGGGGTTTATGAAAACTTAGCAACAGTTACTTCAGCAATTACAGTAGCTTCATCAGACAATGCTTTTTTAGCTGGGCCTGTAACTTTTACAGGAACAGTCACAGTGGAAGGTAACTTAACAGTAGTATGAGTACACTTGAAGTAAATAAATTAACACCATTAGCTAATAATGGTACAGTAACTATGGGTGATAGTGGAGACACTATTAGTATTCCTAGTGGTGTAACAATTGCTAATGCGGGAACAGCGACGGGGTTTGGTGGTGGTAAGATTGGTCAGGTAGTAACTGCAACAACTTCAACAGCAGTAACTAACACATCTACTACTTATGCAGATATTGGTTTGTCAGCATCAATTACTCCTAGTGCATCATCATCTAAAATTTATGTAATAGCAGTTGTGGGTATTTTAGGAGATTGTGGTACTGAAACTAATGTAACTACCCAACACAGAATATTAAGAGGTACTACACAAGTAGTTTTTTATAACACAGCTAGAATTAATGGAGTTCAAAGTCATATTGGAGGTTCTCACCCTCTTAATGTTTTAGATTCTCCCTCAACTTCTGGAAGTGCTGTTACATATAAAGTACAACAAAGAGTAGAAGTTGCTAATGGTAGAAATGTAATATCCCAATGGAATGGTGGAGCTTCAACAATAGTTTTAATGGAGGTACTAGCATAATGGGAACAATATTCGTAGATAAATTAGAACCGCAATCAGGTACTAGCTTAACGCTAGGAGCGAGTGGTGATACACTTTCAATACCATCAGGTGTAACGCTTTCTAATGCGGGAACAGCAACTGGGTTTGGAAAGATAGGTCAAGTTACTTCAACTAGTTTTGATATGTTCACACAAATAACAAGTACAAGTTTAGTTGAATTAAATTCATCATTTAGATTGACACTTACACCATCAGCTACATCTTCTAAATTTTTATTTCAATTTCAGTTTACTCATTTTTCTTTAGCTGCAAACAATGGATTTTTTATTCATGTTTATAAAAGCGTAGGTGGAGGTTCTTATAGTGATGCTTCAGGTAAATTAAGTAGTTATACAGGTTATGAAAATTCTAGTAATTATAGTTTTAGTTCTATGAGTTATTTAGATTCACCTTCTACAACAAGTACTGTTATTTACACTCCTTATGTTAATGTAAGTAGTAGTGAAGTTAGATTTGGAGATAATGCTAAAGGTTTTGCAACACTAATGGAGGTACTAGCATAATGTCAAAGATACTCGTCGATACGATAGACACTAGAAGCGGAACTTCTACCATGACAATTGGTTCAAGCAATACGTCAACCATAGCTCTTAAAGCAGGCGCTACGCTTACAAATTTTCCAAATAACACACCAGCTTTTGAAGCACATTTATCAAGTAATGCGTCTTTTAATACTAATACAAGTACGAAGATAACTTTTGATACTGAAATTTATGACACAGATTCAACATATAACGTATCAAATGGGAGGTTTACTCCAGGAGTTGCAGGAAAATATTTTGTTTATACTACTATAACAGCTACTGCGGGTGCAACAAACAATGTAACTAATGCAGCACAGATATATATAAATGGT